GGGCCCCGGCTGGCCGTTGGGGGGGGGCGTGGGGGGGCGGGGGGCGGGGGCCTGGACGCAGCGCGACACACGGGAAACAAGCCCCCACATAAAAATATAAAAATAAAATTATTAAATCTGACCCTAAAATCCTATTATATCCGCACAACAAGCTGAATACCATACACATACCCTCGACTGGAATCAAACCAGTAACCTACGGATTAGAAGTCCGTTGCTCTATCCGGTTGAGCTACGAGGGTGTAATGTTTGTGCTACACTACGCTGGTTAATGTCGCATATACGACGAGTTAAGTGTGTTATTCTTGCTTAATACGTCAAATAAGACGCTTTGTTCCCCTAACGATGATTTATATGTCATCGCCATAAAAACGCATCTAACGCCATTCTGGAGCAACCGTGATATATCCCAGTATGGTAGCGTGGGTATATATTTTAAGAGTCGGTATCGGTGGTATCTGATTTGCCTTTTCTGATAACATAAGTCATATCGATACTTTGTCCCTGTAGAAAGCTGAGAATTATTTCTTGGTCTGTCTCCAGTTCTTCGATTCTTTCGATTAACTCCTCTGTGTCTTCTACGAGTTCTGCGTTTTGTTCTTTGAGGGATTGGATGACATCTGACAGGAATTTTATTCCGGTTGTGAGGGCTGCGGCTATTTTGACTGGATCACCCTTACCCTTGGCGAGAGACTTGATGGCTTCGTCTAATTCTACCATGACTGGTGTCGGTGTCATGGTTTATTTGCTTCAAGCCTCTTAATGACTTTCATGGCGAGGTCAACTTGGTCTTGGAGATTGCTTACTTTATTCTCGGCTATTGCTGCCATTTCTACTGCTACCTTCCACTTGTTCTCCCACCCTGTTATTTGATTGAGTGCATCGTCGCGTTCGCGCTCCAGCTTGCGACCGAATTCAGCAGGCACACACTCGCGGTCGGCATTTTCCAATCCGACTGAAATAAGCGCATCTGTCTCCGGTGTTTGGCTACCAGTCATTTTTGTTCTCCTCATAATTTCTAACAGCATCTCTCAATGCGTTGATGAACCCAGCAGTTGGCTCAACATCTTTCCATGATGGTTGCTCCCACCGATCAATAAGTGCCTTTGCTTTCTCTACAACTTCAGCACAGAGCCTAAGATCGTCAATAGCGACCTCAATGGATAGCTCTTGTGTTTGTGTGTTTTTCATTTGTGTGTAATAACTTTAAGGATAAAAATGCATCCAAGTAATGATATCAGTATAACAAAATTAACCAACAACGGAGACAAGACCAACCACCAACTCCAGTCAATAAACCCTGTCAGCTTGAGTGTGATGAATATAAGCGTTAGTAGATTTGAAAATGTCCCTCCCAATGATACCGTAGTTTTGTTTGCCATGATCAAGTGTGCCTTTACTTACCTTTTATTTTATACTCTGACTTATCGAAACTCCAGTCAATTTCATCATAGTTATCCCAGTATTTCTTTGTGATTGGCCTGGGCTTATCACCCTTGCCAGCACCAACTGACTGTGATTTCAGTTCGTTGATTCGCGCTTTTCTATTATCGTCGTTTTTTAATTTCATGGTTATTGAAAGTTGTAGCAGGGACGGGAATGCACTCCCTTTTCAGACATCTGGTTCCCAAGGTTATGAGCCTCCTTCGGCTCCCAGACCTCGATGTGGTGTTTGACCGAGAAATCCCAGTCCATCAACACTCATCCGTATATCATGTCTGCCTGCTAATTTTGATACGGGTTGGCGCGTTACTACCAATCATGGTTTCAGTGACGGCCCCATGTAGTGCCGCTTGGCTTTTTGTGCCATTTAAGTGAATCGCTTCAAAGCTTGCGACTGGCTGCATGACTCCATGCTTCCCGTAAAATATATCAAAGAGCATTACCACTGATTTGCATTGCTGGCTCAATGGTCAAGCCTCTGTAGGATTCCTGCCTCTGGCAGAGATCAAAGGTTGTCGTTCGCCCACTTATGGAAATGTTGTCGTTAGTTAACATTTCTGGAATGTTAACGATCAGCGACTCCAAGGAAATAGTTTAAGTGTCATATTTTTATTGGTTGGTGAAAGTTGATGTATTCAGTATAAATGCCAATACGTGAAAGTAAAGTTTATTGTTGAACAATAGCTTCTTCCAACCTTGCCATGTGCTTGATGAACTTAATGGGAATCATTGGCGTTGTCCCGTTTCGGTTGTGCGTTACAGACAGAATGTATGCGTAGGGATCATCCGATTCCTCTACTGGCATGATCTTTGTCAGGCTATCGCAGTCCATCTCAAATGTCCGGCTCTCGCGGATTGTGTTGTCCTCATTGAGTTGAGCAAGGAGAACTACACAGACTTTCAACTCTTTCGCTATGATTTTCGTCATGCGGCTGATTTCCGCAACCTGCCTCTCCCTATTTTCCTTTTGATTGCTTGGAGTTATAAGCTGTGCGTAGTCCAACATAATAATTTCGCATTTGTTCTCGACAACCAACCTTCTTGCCCTGGCTCTAAACTGATTCACGGTCATTGATGCTTCATCTACAATATGGATTGGAGCCTTCATTCCTTGGGTCATAAAGTTGGACACCTTGGCGAAGTCCGCTCTGTTTAGCTTGCCGTCACGAAGATCATTCATTCCAATCTGTGCATGGCAGGATGTGATCTTGTCTACAAGCTCATCCGCGCCCATCTCAAGCGAGATGATGCCAATCGGGACTCCCTTGTCTATAGCTGGCGTTGTAACCATCTGTAGGGCTGCTGTGGTCTTTCCTTGCTTGGCTCTGCCAGCGATGATGTGGACTGTCTGTGGTCTAAACCCTCTCGTTGCCATATTCCATCTTGGGAAACATGAATCATGTCCTCGATTGATAGCTCCTCCGGTTTTAGCAGCTTCCTCCCAAGCTGTGATCCTGCGGTTGAGAACATCGCTAATGTGTACGGATTCTGACTTAGTAGTCATCATTCCGGTAATCTCACGGCTTGCCTCCTCCTTTATTTCCTCTGGGTCTTTGGATCGATCAAGCGCATCCGCTGCCATACGCTTTGCGGCGAAGTGTATCTTGCGGCGAAGGTAGCAATTTGAGATCGTCTTGAAATACTCATCCCAGTTGGCGGATGTGTAGACAACTGTGTATATGTGGGTGATGTAGTGTTCACCACCAACTCCCTCAAGCAAGTTATCTGCCCTCAATTCGGAGGTTATGGTTAACAAGTCAATTGGCTTCTTTTCAAAATACATCTTGAGAAGAGTCTTCCAAATGTCTTGGTGTGCTGGATATGTAAGGTGTTCCAGTGTAATAATATCGGCAATTTTGCCAATGATGCGTGTGTCTTGTATGCAGGAACAAAGCAATCCTTGTTCCGCTTCTGTGTCGGATGGTAGTGTGTTTTCCATGGTCAGTGGAAATTATAGCGAGCAACCGGAAGATGTCAATGCATTCCGAAAAGATTTAAAATATCTTTTAGATTCTTTGAATCACTATTCGACACTGGCTCTGGTTCAAATGTGTCAGAATCCGACTCTTGATTGAATCCCTGCTTGTATGCCACATCGTATGTCGTTTCAAAGAACTTCTTGAATCCTTTTGCAGACATCACAACTCGACCATCAATAATTTGGTTAAGCAACGATGGATTTTTTAGAAGGTAATATTCAAACAATTTCTCTTTACTCATATATACAATATTGTAATTGTATCAAAAAATTAATAAATACAAATATTATGAAAAACAAATATTCGTCAATAGAACAAGCATATCAAAATATGGTAGCTCCATTATCTCCAGAAGACGGATACGGAACGGGTAAACGAGACAGGAAATTTCAGGAAGAAAGAGAAGTATTTTTGGAACAAATGCGAAGAGGTCGCCAAGGCGCAGGCCCATCTAAGTATCTAATGGACTTAGCCCCCCAAAATATAAAATATAGATAATATTATGAAAAATTCAATTTCAAACTCATATGCAAGAATGATTAATGATGAAGAGCAAAAGAAAAAAGATCGCGCAAGCGGAAAACTTCTAAAAACATCTGATCTTGCAGATGCTGGTCTAACGGGTCAAACTCCTGCGGGATATGTGCCTACTGAAGAAACATATGTTCCAACAGAGCGTGAATATCAAAGAAACAATCCTAATTCCGCTGAATATAAGGCTGATGTTGAAAAAGAAAAACAAAAAAGATTAGACCGTGAAAACAAAAGAACAGAAAAAGTAAATAGGCTTAAAGCATCACATCCATGGTTATTTGGGTATGGCACTGGGGCATTTGTTCAGCAAGGCCTTGGAGCGGGAAGTTTAGGATAAAATCATGAAAACAACAAGATCAATAAAAAAATTAGAAGATTTTGATACAGTCGAGGAAATTCAAAGCGGTGCATTACCAAACAGCAAAGCAATATTAAATTCATATAATCGTCTTATACCGGAGGGTAAAACAAATACAAATAATCCCATGAATCCAAGGCGTTCAAATTTAGAAACCTTGATGAAACAAATTTCAACAATAAAACATAGAGACCCGAATTCAGCGGAAAGCAAAGAAATAAATATAAAAGAAGATTGGGACAAAAGAAACGAAGAAACTAAAAGAAGGCAGTCAAGGTTAGGTGCATGGGCTGGATAATTATGAAAAAATACAACTCACTAAAAGCGTTCTACGATCAACCTAAAGACGGTAAGAAAATTACCAAGGGCCAACAGCAAGGCAAGAAGGGCTTGACAAAAAATCGTGAGACGGGCAAGGTAAAGGCAAGTGCAATGGGAAAACTAAATTACTAATATGAAAAAACCTATAGTTGGAAATTACAATTATACACCTCAACAAATGGCGCGAATCAACGCGCAGCGTGAGGCGAGTGGCCGCGCTCCTTTAGCAAGTTATAGTGGAGCGCAAGAAAGCTCTGATTATGATAAATATTATAATGAAATAAAGAAACGATCAGGTGGTGGTGGCATTAAAAAAAGCCAGTATGATATTGATAAAGAAGCGGAGAGCGATATTCCAATTAAAGATCGGATTGGAAAAATGACTTCTGATAGTGCTAAAAAAAGAGAAGAAGAACAATCTGCGTTTAGGGAAAGGTTCCGTAAAAAGCAAATGCTGCCAGGTTCAATGGGTGGAATGAAGAGCGGAGTATCCTCACCTACATCCAGTTCTTCTTACGCCAGAGGAATGGCTTGATTTACTTCTTGGTGTGCGTCTCGTAAACCAAGGATACAATCATAATAACCCAGACAAAGATTATGGCTACAGTCTGGTCGTTCATATCCCAAGTATCTTTGCCCCGTTTGGATATGTGCCCCTATAGATTTCTGCATCTTCTTGCTTCACTACGAACAAGGATGGTTTACAACTATGATCCCAGTATGATTTTAGTTTTTGTTTTTTGAACTCAATAAGCTCAATTCCCATTTTCTCTGCAACATCAAGAGCGATAGGATCATTCGCATAGATTTCCTTGTAGATAACTTTTTTTATCTTATATGCAGCTATGGCTTTTAGGCAATCACCGCATGGAAGTAGCGTAGAGTAAATAACGTCGCCCTCTTCCGGTTTGATATATCTTAATGCATTTTGCTCTGCATGAATAACGTAATTTCTACGCTGATCTCTGTCCTCCCAGTTCTCTTCAACTCCTTGAGGGAATCCATTGTATCCAACGGAAGCGATGGAATTATCTTTGCGTAGGATTACTGCGCCAACCTTTTTCCATGGGTCTTTGCTTTTCTTAGCAACTGCCTCGGCAATGCCGATTGCGTATTCATCCCAGTTCATATTGATGTGTGTTTGTTACTAATTTATATGCAACAAGCGTAGCATATTCATTTTAGTTCATTGGCAAGATTCGCAAGTTTCGTCATCAAGGTTGCAAACACGCTTGATTTTTACATCCTCAAAATCATCTTCAATGTTTGGGATTTGCTTTACCTCTAATGTATCAGGAAGCTTGTCTGCCCGTGCAATAGCTGCGGTATTGCTATAGGTTCCTTGTGGATATCGTTTGGATAGCTTATTCATGTTTGCCTCGATGCATTCCTCAATCGTCATGTCTAATTCACCGAGGAGTCCAGTGAGGTAAAATAGAATGTCCCCAGCCTCTTCCATGACATTATTCAAATCGATTTGCTTCTGATATACGCAATGCTTCTTAATTGCGTCCAGAAGCTCTCCAGCCTCGCCGGATACACCTACAGCCATGTGGAGTAGGTGAGCCTGTTGTGGCGTTAGCTGACAGATAATTTCATCTCCAGGCTTAACGATTGAATTTACGAATTGTTGATATGTCGTTGTGTTGCTCATGTTGTTAAATAAATAGGTTTAACCAAGGCTCAATTCTATCAGACCAATTGAATTTTTCAATGGCGTATTCTTGTATTTTTGCACAAGTAGAGCGATACAACTGATTGTCTTGTTTGTATCTCAAGATTGCTTCTTTTGTTTCCTTGATAAAATCATTCGGATCAATTGAGACTATAACTCCACCACTTTCAATTGCATCTTCTGCATAGTATCCAACTGGAGTTCCTATCGTTAGCCTCCCTGCTGCGGCTGCTTCCATCATAGGAAGACCACCAGCTTCTTCTGTTGATGACATAACAACGCAATCAACGATCCCGTAGTATGAAGGCATACATAGGTGATTCATTTCTGGAAATGACCTCAAGTCCACATTGATTCCGCTTACCGCATCTTCAACAAGTTTTCCCCGCTTTATTTCTTCGCCAAAGAAATTCTTGGTTTCCTTCATCCCAGCATATCCAATTACAGATAGTCCGTCAGATATATTGTGTTTAAATACATCTGCATGAATTCCAAGCTTCACAATATCTGGAATGCGGCTAACACCAAACTCAATTGATTTATTCTTTAGGACATTTGATATAACGGCATAACCTTTAAGCTGTGAGTAGAAGTCAACGCCATAGGTTCTTTTTGCAAGCAATATGTCCCATTGACCATGTGCAATACTTACAATCTTGTTTAGCGCAATTCCTCGTTGGTGAAGTGGAATTACAGCTTCCGGTGTTGTTACGAATACATCGTATGTTCTATTTAGAAAATCAAACTCATGCTGTGAATACGGAATAGTCCAATCAAGTAGGTTGGCGTATATCCCGTGTTTATACAACTCCTTGCATAGTCCATGATGTATAGAACCAAACGCCCATCTGTTTTGAGTGTAGAATAAAACTTTCTTCATACCCCTAAATGCCTGCGTGTTACATATCCTTTCATTAGGCAGTAATTATATTCGCAGTGTGTGAATTGTGGATCGTTCCAGTGATACCATCCAAACTTCTTTTCATAGTGGTGTATGTCAAACTTTGTAGCCAAATCAATAAGGTTGAAGTTTGATTTGTGAATCTCATACGAGTTATCCATGGCATCGTCTTGTGGCATGAATGTGGGCCATAATACAAATACCCAATCGCTGCGGTACAGAAAGTAATCAATATAGTCTATTGCTTCTGATCTGAAGAAGTGTTCAAGGACATCTCCAAATATCACGGCATTATATCTATTCCTTGGATTTTGCTTCGTAAAGTTTTGTATTGTAGAACAATGAACCTTATTGTAAATATCATTCAATCCGTAGTCAACGAGATACTGTAATGTTGGCTCAACCGCATCAACCTTGAATTCTGTAGAGATTGATTTGAGAAGCTTTCCATACTTTCCGGCTCCAGCACCAACATCCAAAATTGATTGTGGGTTTAATTTTTTAATGTGACTTTCAATAAGTCCATTAAATACATCTGCTGAAAATGGCATGGTTAGTAAGCACCAGGATAAAAGCGTTTCATTGCATTGATGTTGTTCCCATCAGCATACCATCCCTTTCCAGTATACACATCCATGACATCATCAAAATACTTCTCATACATCGGAGCTACAGCTTGCAGTGTGAAGTTCTCACCAAATGCGCGGCAGTCATGTGGTTTGATCCTATCAATGTTTTTGACAGCATCTACGAAGTCACCCATCGTTCTACAGCGATAGCCAGTAATTCCATGTAGGTTGTTTTCCGCAAAGCTACCCCAGTCCGTAGTAATCGTAGGAGTGCCTGATAGTAAGTTCTCAATCTGAACTCCACCGAATGGCTCGACATACATACTTGGCAGGAACGATGCCTTGGCATTAGCCATGAGTTTCTTTCTCGTAGGAACATCTGCGTAGCCTACATACTCAACG